CCCGTGAGCCTATCCAGTGTAGGTGGCTTATCCCAATATACGAACTTGCCATTCATAGCATGGTGACTTGGTCTCACATCAACTCGATCACTATCACGCCATATATAACCTTCAGATCCTAAGTTCTGAGCGCGAGCTTGGGTAAACACACTCGATGCCCGGCTTACTTCAGTTCTAGCAATCGTATTTGCCCGCGACTTCGTTACATGACCAGTTGCCATAATCAGGCTTGATATTTCACTCGCCCGGCTTCCTTCAATCAATGCCCGTGTAGAGAGGTCATGCACCCGCTGTGCAGCTTCTAAAGGTAAAGACTTAATTAAACGTACCTGTTCATTCAAGAGCTGTTGATACACGGCGCCTATGTCAGTGTTGCGGATTTGATCCTTAACACCTCTAGACAAGTCCTCAGCGTAAATCAACCACGTCTTTTCATTACGCAAGGCAACATCAGTGATGATTCGACCAGCTGCATTCTCAGCCCAATAATGGAGGGTGTTACCATACTCATTTAACGACGCTCGAATCAAAGGCCACGATCTGGGATCATTTACATCAAAGCCCTTAACAATAGTATCGACATAACCCGCAATCTTTCTAAGCTGCTGGCTGTATCGGATCTCCATTTTCCTTGCTAACTGCGGGTTCATTCGGTTGATCGTCATGCTCACTCCGTGGCGCAGGTGGGTCTTCGTCTGCCTCTTCAATCTCAGCATCGGTAATGTGAGAGAAAACACCAGTTACCTCAGAAGATTGGCGAAGCTCTTTAAGCGCTGTCTTGCGACTGATTAAAGCCGACTCTTCTGCCTTACAAACTGCACTAACTACTTTCTCAGCAATGCCTGCTTTCTTCTCGTCATCAATTTGCCATAACGAAGCAAAATCAAATTTGAAGGTCTTAGGTAGAGGTTTTCCGAGCACTGATTGGCTCATTACAGCTAAGAGCGTATGCAGTGGAGTTCGAAGACGGCGTTCTTGTTGCTGATTAATATTGTCGTAGTAATTCGATAGATCAGACTCACCGGTTGCATTAAGGCCAGCTGGAGATTGTCCAAACAGACGCACTAAAGGAATTTGTGTGGCACCTGAAAGCTGTTGGCCAAATTGCAAAAGAATGTCGTTTAAACCTGAAAAGCTATAAGAGTGCGCCTCGAATTCATCCTCAGCATCCATCAGGGTCATACCCTCGTTCGATTGCCACAAACGAATATGTTCAATTTGCTTTACTAGACCATCAAAAGCTCTACCTCCAGTCGCGATAATATCTCTCAGTCCTTTGATCTTGTACGTTCGTAAGTGGGCTTTATAAATCAACTGCCCCGCACCTAACGTGGCACTATCAAAAATCGTTAAACGATCCTCTAGACGCTCAATAACCGATTGGCCCCACAAGTTTTCAGCAATGGATTGCCAGTAAGGTAGGTTGATACCGTCCATACGGATAATGCGGCTGTAGTGAATCCTTTGATTACAGAACCCTACTGAGTCGGTTATCACGTCATAAAATTTAGGCTTTCCATAGTCAGGCCCATATTCAGTGACTAAATCTTGCAAGTCAGGAAGAACCATCCAACGGTCTAGAACCAACAAGCCCTTAAACTGATCTTTACCAACAGTATTTACATTCAACGGTGTACTGACGTTCTGTCCATCAATCAACATCACGGCAATAGCACCACCGTATAAGCGCGACCACTTAATTGTGTCGCTGAGTTGATCCCAGACCTCTATGCGATCGAGCTCCTGATTAATCATTTCAACATCGTCAGGGCTTTCCATTCCGCGTAAGGTGATACCTTCACGCGTCATATCTTCAGCAACCACATCAACAACCTGCCCCACAATCCAACTTGAACGGTACATCGCCTCAAGTTTTAAGCGATCTCGGCTTGTAAAATTGAATCCATAGATTGATTGATCATGCTGATTTCCAGCACCTAAGCCCACACGCGCAGCAAAGTTCTGGAACGAGTCCTTAGTAAACTGTATTAAACCCATTGTTATATCTCTATGCTAAACGCGCCCAAACTCCAGTACCACCGCGCGCCATGATGTATCCATCTAATGAATATCGAAGCGCATCAATGCCATGGTTCCACTTATCAATAATGATTGGTAAAACTTCATCGGTCAGACGGTCTTTCTTGTATGAATAATTCCTAAACTCTTCCAAGATATGTTTGCAACGTGGATGAATAATCACTTTTTCAAACCCTTTGATATGAGCTATCCCATCCTCAACCGAGCCTTGCCACTTCTCCGCTTTCTTCGCTTTCGAGCTTTAATCGTTGCTGGAGCAAGCTCTTCAAAATCCCCGCTGTTAATGACTGCCTTAACACTCATAACAGCTTTCATCCCTGCTGCACCCAAATTTAAATACATTCGCTTTGTATTACCTTGAAGCGCAGCATCCACAGCTTTAGTTAGCCGATCTGCAACATCGTCTTGCACTTCCTCTACACCACGAGCCAAATGAGGCCGTGGCGGCAGATTCATTGCAGGTGATCCAGTTTCTAGAATGTATCCAATCTGAGCATTGGTTAAGCCATCACCATCGGTTCTTGCTTCACCATGAGGAACACCCACCAGTACATCAACATTAGAAAGCTCAGCAACAGCGTTTAGAATATCGAGTAAGCCCTGTCCTGATGCGGTAACTGTCATAGCTGAACCCCTCCCGCACCCATCATCACAGCCAGTTGATAAAACTGGACTCCGAATGTTGTTTGGTTCCAATGTCCAGCATCGGCAATTAAGACACCTGATACATCCATTGACTTGGAAACACTATCAACTGCTTTAGAAGTCTCATTCCCTACAACTTTGCCAACATCCCCACCAACGCTAGATAAAGCCTTTGAGCGTTTAAATAGGGTTAAGTAGTGAGCAATAAAAAGTGTTAGACCATAATCCAAAAGGCTTTCAGGATCATTAGAATCACCCCAGCGAGATTCAGGCAGCAATTTCTTTCCAAGGTTAAGATAAAAATTGAACTGAAATGATGGATAGCTCAGCTCATCAGCAAACATCGGCATTGACTCTCTAAAGGATGATTCATTCAGCATGATTATTTCCCTTTAGCTTTGGTTTCAGTCTCTGCAGGTGGATCGCTTGGTTTTGATGCATCAGCTTGTTGTGCTTTAGCTAACTGGATCTTGAGGTTTTTAATCTCTTCATCACGATCTTTCACATCAGTAGTGAGACCAGAGATTTTAGTTGTAGCTGCATCAGCTTGAGCTTGCAGGATTTTAAGGTCTGCATTCGCCTTATCTAGAGCCTGCTGCAATTCATGTGATTGTGTATCACTGGAAGTGACCTCCTGAGCATGGGCTTTTACAAACCAATGCTCAGCAACTTCTTGCTCTACTTCCTGCAACCCAGCCTGTAAAACAACGGTTTTGGCTTGACCTTGCTCATCGCGTCCAAGGTTTACAGTGAGTTGTTTTGATAAAAGGATTTGGACAAGTTTAGGCATATCAATCTCCTTATAGACCATCAGCATAGTAAGCAGTTTCAGGGTAAACCCACTCAACAGCACCAAGACGTCCAAAGTACGTCGTCAATTGACGTAAATCACGATATTCGATCGGGGTACGTTGCAAAGGCACCATAGGGAAACGAACACGGTTTTCTGACTGCGTGTAGCACATCATGCGGTCGGTATTGCCTACACCACGTTTTACACACCACTTAGATGGTTGAATATCTAAAGGTCGGCCATTCACGCTGTTAGACAAGCTATTCAGTTTTAGGAACTCAAGAACCGAGATGTTGCCTGCATCACTAACAATACGTGAGGTAAGTAAACTGAATTGAACTGGAGGCAACAACAACTTATCAGGACACACGGCGAAACCTGAGGCCAACCAAGCGTTATTCAAAACAAGGTTTACATCATCTAGGATTTGTTGTGGTGTAGCAGTCGCCCAAGTCACATTCACATTAGTCGCGCCGACTTTAGATGAGTTTAATAGCCCTTCAACGCCAATGACTTCATCCCCAATGTAGACTTGCTCATCGGTGTCCATTTGGTGCTTGAGCAGCAAGCCTGCATACTTCTGAGAATCTACAGGACGCCCGACTGCTTTTGCAGACTCCAGCTCAGGAATAGTCCAACCAATTTGAGTCGCCCAAAGCGTCAAAGGTTGTGCGGTCTTACCAATATCTAGTGCGATCCCTGCAATTGCATCCGTGTTCGTTTCCCTATG